CCAATCTTCTATACTCATGCTTTTTTTCTTAAAATATTTAGCATAAACCTCAACTGCTATTTTCTCATTATTAGTATTGATAAAATCTGGACAATAGCAATCAATAATAAAAGAACCATCACCAACATATTTATAAGGTAAATTGTATTTATCCACTATGGATTGAAAATTTACTTCTAAGTTTGTAAGGGGTCGCTTACATAGAATTTTTCTAAGAGTTTCCTTGGTAAGACGTCTACCCTTTGCAGCTTTACTTAATTTTTCCCTATATTCTTCCGAATAAATCCCAATCTTTCCTTTATTCCAAGGGATTTGCCCCGTCTTTTTACCTTTATTCCAAGGAATCTGATTCAAATGAGAAAGTCTATCCTTTTCTTTAAATTCTTCGTTAAAATGTTTACCTTTCATAAAAGAAGATTTACCTAAATGGGAAAGTCTCATTTTTTCTAAAGTTTCATCACTCAGATTCTCTTTCAGATGAGCAATTTTATTTTTTTCTTTCATTTCTTTAGTTCGTTTATATACTCCAACGGGCATTTATTCATCTCCTTATTTTTCGATAAAACATTGTATCCGCAAGCTTGAATACGACATTGAGACTTGTTCAGTGTCTTGTAATAATATTTGATTCACAATATCAAAAACGTAATAATTCGAAGTATTACTATATGCCTCTATTACTGTTACCACCGCATTGGTTATTGCTCTTAATTTTGTTATATCGGGTGTGCCACCAGTAAAATTCTTACAATAACAGTTAATAATAAATGTGGAATCATTTATTATTTCGCTACCGACATAGTTATTTAAAGGCAATATAATTACATCCTGTAGTTCAGAATTTAAAGGTTTTTTGTTTCGATATACCCCGCCATCAATAGTTGTCTTAACTGAAACTACATTAACAACTTTGAATAGTATGTCATTTATATCAAATGTTGTTTTCATAATCTATATTCCCTTACTTTTGCCTTTAATAGTGCCTTGGCTGCCGGAATACTACCTGTTATTACGTCGTATCCTTTTGATTCCACAGCACAAGCATACTCCATGCCCGCTACTCCGATTAATACAAATCCTTTGTTGTTTTTTTGTAAGACTTCATTTGCATTTTTCCTGGCATAAGATATTCCTTCAGCTCTCCCTTGTAGGTTTTCCTGGATAATATCTCCATCCCGAGCAATTATATATCCGATACTGCTTCTCAGGTTTCCGGTCTGGTCCTGGTACGTCTGGGTATTTCTGGCATCATTTGCGAATTTTTCCCCTACCATAGCCAGTGTCCAGATGATCCTTTGTTCGATGCTTACTACAAATCTATCTACTTTTCTGTTTATATCACCTTGCGAAAATTCCGGTAATAAAGACATATCAACATTTAACCTCTACATGTTTTTGGTACGGATATAGCAGCTTTATTACATGATCCTTATTGTGAAAAAAGATTTTTGCATCATCCGGAACACTTCCTGCCCCGGTAAAAAGGGGAGACATGATATCAAAGTTATATCCGATCATGTCTCCGGATTCACTTACCATGTATCTAGTCGTATTTGGCTGGATATTACATACAATACCTACGGTTACCAGGGTTCCTGGGGTATAGATTCCGATCGAATTAGTTGTTCCGGCCCCGTAATAACTTATAGTTGCTGTATGCGGATATCTTTTTATTACCATATTGCAGCTCCGTCAACCGTTGCAACCTTCACGCCATACTTTCGTTCTATTGCCCTGGCCATCGCAATTAACTGTACTGAATTGTATTTTATGCTTGTTTTGCCGTCTCTAAATTCAGGATGGGCGGCAAGGGTAAAATAGAGAGATGCAGCAGCTAAATCTATATTTTTTTCATTAGCTGCCACATAGGTATCTCCGGACGTAATACCCTTATCTAGAAGTATTTTCTCTAACAGATTGTCATTACTGTATTCGGTTTGCGACTGCAACGCTTCCAGATTTGTCATTATCTACTCCTTTTAAGCACCCCAAGTAGTTTCGTTCTCGGTATCGAGTGACATTACTCTGTCTATAGTTGGCCAGCTTATAAATGCGTTCAATTCGCCTTTGGTATATTCAGCTACTGGATCAACGTCAGACCATTTGGAAATCAGGATCGGTCCCTTCTTAGCTTGTAATACTTGTTTGGGTGGGTTGGTTTCTTCAGCTATTGGTCCATAGAGCATATCTCCACATTTCAAATCTTCCAGGAAGGTTACAAAAGTGTCATCAGAATGTAACCACGGGTCAACCGATGTAATTGCATGAGCTACATCTTCATAACTTATTCTGGTGTCAATTACGACTATTTGGGGAAATCCTTCCGATTTTAAAGCCTGATTTGCTATTTCCAATGTAGGTGCTCTTTGTTTTTTTAACCCACCATATAAAGCAAATGGAATCACAAAATCTTTTATTTGAGTTGATACCCTAAATGCCAGCCATTTAGAACGATTCATCAACATATATCTGGGTGATATCCCTGCATCTTTAGCTTCTTCCATAACAGCTTCTATATCAGTTATAGGTTTATTAGTGGCAGCACTGGCAATGTCCCAATAGAAAGTACTATTAGCTCCTACAACAACTTCTTTATTAGCCGCAGGGAGTCCAAAGTCAATATCCTCTTCAGTTCTCACTCCACCAGCATTAGTAGTCGTAGAAAGAGTTATCAATCCTTTAGACAGTGCCTGGAATGTCATCCATTCCAGTCGAGCATTTACACCATCTATACAGGAATCTACATCCCCGAAAATAAGATCGAGCAGTGCTTTCTGTTCTGGTTTGGCCATCGCTTTCATAATGTTGTAAGTATTGAGATCCGTTTCTGTCATTTTCTTTTTCATTCTGATAGCAGGGATTTCTCCACTTAATTTACTTACAACTTTTCTGGTCTTTAATGGTGCCGACACGTCATAAGCAACTACATCAGCAGCAACCCTATTTCCTTTAGAGCCAATTAATGTTTCGTATGATAAATACGGTGTGGACTTGAGAGGAAAAAAGGTAGGCCAGTATAGTTTGTCAAATACACGAGCATTCAAATATGCTTGCATGTTTTTCTTATTTATTGCTGATTTTAATAATGAATATTCCATTATTTATTCACCTCTTAATTATTTATTTTTGTTATTAATTATATTTTTATGCAAATCTTATTCTGGCAGTAAGAGCAGTCTTATCTGCTGCGGTTACAAAATAAGGTAGCTCAGATAAATCGACCGTACCTCTAACTACAGCACCAGCAAATATATTGTCAAGTAAAGTTGTTACTCCGTCTTTTCTTATTTGTATGGTATTCCGCAGAAAAGCGTCAGCCGAATATTTTACAGCAGCACCGGTTGTGACAGCGGCACCACATTCCCTCAAAATAGTACTGGTTGCACAAGTGGAGAGAAAATCAGCGACGAGGACAATAAGGTCTGTACCGACCCCCTTGACAATACTCGCTATAGTTACAGAACTTCCTTTTCCGGGTAGTCCTATATAATCACCAGCAACGAATTCATGCTGTGGATAAACAGATAAACTCCAACATGCAAGTGTAGTAAAAGCTTTTTTCACTTTCGCTGTTTTTATCAGGTTATATAACCCTACGCTGGAAGCAGAAGCATTTAACAAAGCTCCTTTTTTAATTTCTGTGGTTGCAGTCGGGAATCTGTTAGTCTTTACAGTCACTCCGCCGGGAATATCCTCTAATATTTTCAAAAATACAGGATCATATTTAGATCCGTCTTGACTCAGTATTTGTAAACTCATTATATTCACCTCATTTAATTTATTATTTAGGTTGTTTTTATTTATTTGCCTTCAACAATTTCTTTTTCGTCAAACCCCTGAAAAGGTTCTCCTTTGGATCCCTCATTTCTTTCTTTAGCGAATTCTTCGGCCTCTGTATCTCCTACAGATCCCGCCCCTTCGCCTTTATTAGGTGCTCCACCTTCTTCTTTTAGTTTTTTGTCTATCTCGGCCTGCTTGATTCCCAGTACCTGGTCTTTCAGGTTTTTAACACTTTCCTCAATCTCTTCGTCCTTCTCAACGTTAATATAAGTTGCAAATCCTTCGCCTAAATCTGCCTTTTTTAAGGCATCTTTAATTAAAGTCTCCCGCTTTGTCTTAACCGTTGTTTCTGATAGTCCATCTATCTTTTTATTTAGGTTCCCGATTAGTTCGGATAAATTGGCTATTGTTTTTTCTGTATCACTCATGGTTGCCTGCTTTTTATTTTTTTCTTCGTCAGCTATTCTTTTTGCTTCTGCTTCCTCTTTTTCTTTTGTAATCTTCAAATCATGAGTAGCTAGTGCCTGAGTCACTCTCTTATCGGTTTCACTCTGCAAGAATTTTTTATAGTTTTCATCCAGCCCAGCCTTTTTAAGTTCTTCTGCAAACTGTTCTGGTGAGAGTTCCTTTTTCGCGGTTAGTTTTACAATCTCTGCTGCGATTTGACTTTCATCAGTCACTTTAATACTTTCTGCTAACGCCACATCTAGGCCCGCTTTTTTAAGTGCGTCCCTAATTTGTGTAATCAGTTCTGCCATTTTATTAATCTCCTTTACATATTTATTTTTAATTTTCACACAAAAAAAAGAGCGCCACCTAAGAAGTTGTTATACTTCTCAGAATGGCGCTCTAGGCGCTCTACGTTTTATTTAATTGTCAAAGTATTATACATTATTATTATACATCCAAAAATAATATCTGTCAATTTATAACTTTTATAGTTTATTTATAGTATTTCCTTTAATCTTATTTCATAGGTATGCTCCTTTATAGTTTTTTTATAGCCATTACAAGCTATGACTTTCAATTCTTTTTCATGATTCAAGTAGTAATTAATTAGATAGATAGCATCCTCTATATCTTTATAAGTTACTATTTCTTTTCCCGGTTCAAAGTATTCTTTAATTTCCTCTGATTTCTGGGTTAATGACAAACTTCCGCATCCAGGTACTTCAAAATCCCTTCCCTTTATTTGGGTTTTATTACCCCGGGAAGATTTAGAAATATTTAGCACAATTTTGCTTTGGTTATATATTCTAATTAATTCTGCTTGAGAGACCCTCTCACCTCCTTTCCAGCCCTGGCCAAAGGTTACAATATTTATACCGCTTTCCCTTAATCGTTCTATAAATTCTTTTCTTTCGCCGTAACATCTGCCCACAAAGGATATATCATACACCTTCGGCAAGTTCAACTTTCTGCATAACATATGATTACATGCCCACTGACTTAACACCGAATCGAACCCTTCTTTTTTTCTTTTTTCATGCTTAGCTCTGTCAGTAGTGATGATCGTATTAAATAATTCCCATATAGGTCTTGTCTCTTCGTAACGCCAGCTATCATCGCCAAGCCATATTATAGTTTTAGTCGTGGAACCACCTATATCTTTCCAAACATCATAACCTACCCAGTCATGAAAATTAAAATAAAATAATGTCTCCGGATTATAATAATATACGGCTTCCTGTAATATCTTAGACATTTTTAACGTTCCGTATTTCTGCGAGAGAGTCATATAATCGAAATATAACAAAGAATATCCCATAGCTTCTAATGTCTTGTAGAAATTATAATGCTCGTAGCTTAGGCCCCATTCGGGATGTCCGTAATCATATTTAATGCCCACATACAGAACAGTCTTTTGTTTCGGAATTAATCGCTTCTCGAGTATCTCATCTACTATCACTTCCGTTGCTTGTACAGGTTTTATCATACCATTCCACCGTTTTTTTAATACCTTCCCTAAATTTGGTTGTCGGCATCCAATTAAATATACCCTTCATTCTTTCTACATTCATTATTTTACAGAATACGCCATCCGGACTTTTTCTATCCAGGATTATCTCACCTTGATAACCGACAATTTCTTTTATTAATATAGCAAGCTCTATAATGGATATTCCTTTATGCGATCCAATATTTATAGGATTTTCTGTACACTCAACATCCAGGGCCCTGACAACTGCTTCTGCAGCATCATCAATATATAATAATTCCCTGATTGGTTTACCGGTTCCCCATATGGTTACATTGGGAAGGTTACTATTTCTTGCTTCAACAAATTTTTCTACTAACCCGCCTATTACATGGGAGCGCATCATATCCAAATTAAAACCGGGACCATAGATATTAGGTAATATAAGATTAACTGTTTTCAATCCGTATTGCCTGGCATAAATCATGCTTTGTACGACACTGATACGTTTGGAAAAACCATATCCCATAACATAGTCAGCTGGTAAGCCCTTCCATAAATCTTCTTCTTTGTATTCGTTATAGCCATCCGGATATAGGCAATTTGACAGAATATTGACATATTTCTTAATTCCGGTTAATCTTGCAGCTTCCATTAAATGGGTATACATCAAAGTATTATTATAAAACATTTGTGCTGTGTTGGCATGAGCAAATTTAATACTACCAACAAAAGCGGCGCACTGAATCACGGCATCAAATCTTTCTTCCTCAAATAATTCTATTGTTTGATGAAAGTTTCTAAAATCATATCCATCTCTCGAAGATAGAGATATACATTTTATTCCTTTTTCTTCTAATATTTTGGTCACTGCTTTTCCCAGAAATCCATGACCACCAGGTATAAATACTTTTTTGAACATATTTCTATTAACTCCTTTTTTATTTTTTTATTTGCTTATTTACTTATTTCCACCATCTGTCAGGATATTTCTTTTTATTTATTACCGCCTCCCTCTATTAACCTTTTATATCTTTTAAAATTCTCGACAAACTTTGTTCCAAGGTTAATGCCATAAGTATTTATCGCCTTGTATATTATCGCGTTCTCTGCCACCTTTTCGTCTATCTTTAATACCTTCATTATTTCCGTGAAGCAATATGCCATCTGCAGGGGAATGTCTTTTATCCTGTCATTCACTTGGTGTGATGCTGATGCTTCGCTTTGTTCGTATCCACGATAGGTATAATAAACCGGGATGATCTGTTTTATAAGGCCCGAAAATACCATAATATCCAGCAGTAAACTATCAGGTGAAACTTTCATCCTTTCTACATCAAGCTTTTTGTAGAGTTTATTCAACTTATCGTATGCTTTCATAAGGCTGCTTTTTTTAATGATCGTATTACCGAGAGATATCTGACCGGATAAAGTAGATAGTTCTGAGATGATATAATCGTAGGTCGTTTTTAAATATTTATGGTACCAAATCTCCCCGGTAAACACACCGTCTTTCATTAATGCACAAGAATTTGACAGGTAGGTACCCTCCGGACAATTCTCCAGGTCCCTCATCATCTTATTTATACAGCCAGGGAATATCAGGTCATCGATGTCAAGGAAGAATATATTATTATATTTGGCTCTCTTTAAACCTTCGTATCTAGCTTTATATTCACCCTGATTTTTTTCAAGATTGATTAACCTGGAATTAGGTAAGCTATGTAACTCTTCTTGTAATATTGTTTTTGTGTTATCAGTGGAGCAATCATTTACATAGATTATTTCTATATTTGGATAATCTATATTCCTTAGATTTTCAACCGACCGTTTAATGTACTTTTCTCCGTTATAAACCGGAACGATTATAGAAACACCGCTTTCGGAAGTTCTTTCTATAAGCCCTTCCTCTACTGAGCCGATTGCCACCAGCCAACTGCCCACATTCTCTTTTCCGTTAAATTTCTTAGTTAGACTTTGTGCTAATTGCAGAGGTATAAGTTCAGGATTAATCCTTTTCAAATAGTAAGCTTCAGATCCTAACCCTATAACCTCTTCGTGGTGTAAACACATCCCAGCTTTTTTAAATAAATCCTTTAAGGTCTCAAAATCCCTTTCGTATCCATATTCCCATGTTCCCTTTTTTTGCGAATATAATTTTGATATCTTGTAAACATCTGCATTACTGTAAGGCACTCCCACCACAACATACTTCCCTAATTTAGCCATTTCTTTCAGCATATCTATGATCTCTTTATCATCAAAGTGCTCTAGTATACCCATGCTGAGGACTATGTCGTAGAAGTTATGTAAGTGTTTATGTTTACCTAATTCGAATAAATCTATTTCCCGGAATTCATAATCATTTGCTTTATAATCACCAGCAATTCTATTTGCCAGTTTAATGCTCTCGGGGTCTTTGTCTATCCCGGTACACTTGGCACCTCTTAGAGCCAATTCAATACAATATTGCCCGGTCCCGGTCCCTACCTCGAGTATATTTTTATCCTTTAAGTCAAAATATTTCAGTAGAATACCTGTCAATTCCGATCTTATTAACATTCCACCCGGGTCATTCATTATGGTTGCCGAGTCAATATTCTGGTATTGTTTCCAGAGAGAATTCCAAACCTCGCTCATATAATCTCCTTTATAATATTATTTATTTTTTCCAATTGATTTTGAAGTGTCCATCCTTTGTCAATGACCCAGTCCCTATACCATTTAGAATGATATTCTTTACTTATTATATTATTGGCTGCATGGTTAACCGTATTAAATAGTAATCCTAGTGTGGTAGAATCTTCTTTTGTATCGTATAATTCCTTAGCGCCCCTGAAATTATGAATAATTGGTTTTATACCTCTGGCCATTGCTTCTGTTATCGCTAGGCTGTGGCCCTCATGAATACTG